TTAGTACATAAGAGAATTTCTGATAGAAGAATGAATCTTGTATCTTCTTGTAATCATCCATGAAACCATCATTTGTAGTAAATGCACCACCGTTATAAACCTCTACAGTATCTCCTGCTGTTAAATCAGAATCAAATACAATAGAATAATCTAATACGTTAGTTGTTTCATTAACAATAACATAAGGTGTAAATGCAGTAGTTTGTACATCGTTTACAAATACGATTGGATTATCAAAGATTAATTTACGTGAATTATCATCATTACCTTCAATAGTATCCAATGAAGGAGCTGCCATTGTATAGGTATGAGTTGGTGTATATGAACCTTTGTTTGAAACTACATCATCGCTATAATCAAAGAATCTACCATCTGATGGGATAAACATATCTTCTTTCGGGAAGTATATTTCAGCCTCATCATCAAATAGTACTCTAAAGAAAGCTTTGATTGAATCGGGCGTGCCACGAGATCTATAAAACTCTGATACACGTTTGTATAGTTTTCTCGGATCAGCTTCAAAACGTCTTGGAATCGGTGCACCAATTTCTTTTTGTAGCTGTTCTAATAGAGCGCTTTCTACTCTATCAATATCTCTTTGATGGTCAAGTGCATTAAGGAAATGTCCTGAGTTATTAATATGCTCAAGATATTCTGCATAAACTTTAACCGCAGCCATAAGGCCAGGATAATTATGTCTTATGTGCTCGGGTACAAGGTCATCTACAATAGAGACCAGGTGCGCGCCATCAGTATAATCAAATGTTAAAGCCATTTATTAGTGCCTTGATGTTGTTACATAATCGATACCAGCAGCAGTACCACCAGTAACCATTGTATCGACTGTACCTTCTACAACACAGTCATCAACAAGAATATTTAATAATTCATTTCTCTTCGGTGCAAGGTCATTTGATTCTGGTGAAACAGTTAATTCAATGTAATCACCAACAAAGGCAGAAGGATTAAATGCAGTTAATACTAATAATCCATTCTCTTCTTCTAAATAACCTGCATCTGTATTTAACACAACAGTATCAACACCGGATCCAGTGACAATCTGTACTCGTCTTGAACCGTCTTCGTTCTGTGTATCTCTTAATGTACATGATCTACCTAGATATGTAAATTCAGTAGAACGTACAATTTGCTCATTAGACGATGTTTGATAGAAAGCAGATGAGAATCTAATTTCATATTTCTTTTCAGTGTTTAATGTAGGTACAAAACGTTTCTTCATTTTAACACGAATTGTCGAACTGATAATTGAAACATCAGAATCATCTACAACACCTAATGCATTTGAATGGCGGAATACACCATCAAAACGTTTTAATTCATTATCGTTATAATCTCTAATTGCTTCACGAGCTAAAATAGCAAGGTCATCTGCAGATGCATCAGTAAGGTTAGGATTATACTTAAAGAATATTTCTAATAGAATATACGTATAAGTTGGATCTACAATCTCAGGTGTAATTGATACTACGTTCTTTGGTTTAAGATCTTGTGCAATTAATGTTGCTTTTTGTGTATCTGTTAATGCTTCTGCATCTTTAGGTTTAATAGAGATAAAAACTTTACCATAATCAGGTGGATCATTATCTTCACCACCCCATACTGAGATAGCATCGATATTAGGGAATGCATTCAATACGATTGCTTTATAGTCATCAGGTGTAACTGCTCGGTTCTGAGAAACATAAGCGAGCGGTGCGTTAAATTTAATTGAATCGATATCTTCTTTTACTGCACCACCAGAAGCTTTAGTCACAGTTGTTACTGTAGCATCCGAGTTACCTTGAATTGTATCTGCAAGTGAGAATGTAGTTGCACCGTTTGCATCTGTTGCATCGGTAACAACGTAATTTAATTCGATAATATTACCATTACTTGGTACATTACCAAGTACACCATCACCGAAATATACTTCATAAAGACCATCTTGACCTTCTTGCAAGAAATATACATTCGATTCAGCATTAATGCCGGTAATATCTGTTGATAATTCGTAGTCAACCGTTTCAGTAGAATTACCAGATTCACGTACAGTAACAGTTAGTGTAGATGTTACTACGTTCTTATGAGGAATTAAGAATTTCTCAGCAGTATCTTTATCAAACACATATTCAGTATCTTTATACGAACCCTGAACAAGTTTAATATTAGTATATTTGTATTGACCAGAACTATTACGAACAACTGTATGTGTCGCATCATTTACAAATGTATATGTCTTACCAGAAATAAGAGTATTAAACTGTGTACCCTTTTCCATGATCATAGGAATATAATCACCGTCACTGTTAGTAACGTTAGTAGGATTATTAATTAGAATATCAACATAAGCAACAGGAGCATAAGCAGAACGAGGAGTATAACCCAACAACTTAGCGTGAGAGACAACAGATTGTCTAAGTTGTGCAGAGTCAAGGAATGTCTCGTTCAATGCCATATTAGCATTAACTGCATTAAAGTGTGTGATATAAACTAATGCATCCAAAAGGGTATTAGCCGCTGATCCTTCAAAGTTAGTATCCTTGAGGATATCGTCTTCGGATAGGTATGTAATCAAGCTATCTTTAATAGCTTTGAAATCCATATCCGAGACATTTATTCTTTTTGTCTTGTCTATTGCCATGTTATCTCAGTCTCTCTACTACAAATTCTACAGACGCTTCTTGAACTTCAGGTGTAATAACTCTGAATTCTAGCGTAATCCTTAATGCATTTCTATAATCTAAATTGTCAACTTGAATATCCATAACTTCAACACGAGGTTCAAAGTTTCTTAATGTGTTAACAATTGTGCTTCTTACAGCTGCGGCAGTAACATCATCAAAGTTTTCAAATAATTACTGATATAAGTTACCACCAAAATATGGGTTAAAAGGTCTTTCTCCTGGAGAGGTCAATAGAATATTAACGACAGACTGTTTAACAGCCTCCACGCCTCTTTTAACGACAAAGTCTTTTGTATTCGGATTCAGTTTAAACTTGAAGTCCAAATCTGCAAAGTCATTTTGTCTTGCTACTGATACACTATTTGCCATACTCTTATTTATACCTTATCCACCGACGAATACATTAGAACTTCCACTTGTCATTTCACCTGCATCGGCGCTATCATCAATTCTGCCCACCGCAATACCATTGATGAACACACTAGATGATCCTTCATTTAGATTTGCCACGTGTGGGGCACACGGGGGAGCGGGAGGGAACGGGTGCGAAACCGTCGGAGCTCCTACTACAATAATATCAATATTATTTGCATGTACTGTTCCATCAGTATTTGACGAAGCAATAGTAGTGGTACCGGTACATGCGTGTCCGGTTGATAAGCTGTCTCCTACTCTACATACTGCTGGCATTAGAAATTATTCTCTTCTACTGGGAACATATTGTTAAAATAGTCTTTATAGAAATCATCGTATTTCTTTTCAAATTCAGTTTTTGCATTATATTCAGACGATTGAGCATTATACAAATACTGTGCATTAATTAAATAAGATGTTATTTTATCTTTATATGGTTTAATATCTTGGTTACCAAGTTTAGGACCTTTACCTCTACGCTCAACCCATTCTTTATATGTGATACCCATGATCTCTGCATGTTTCTCTGCATAGTATTTGAACATAACTTCATTCAATATACGAATCACAACATCTTTGTCATCATCGTCATAATCGGCATAAGCACTATCGGCATTGACCTTTTCAGTTAATAATTTAGTTAATGCTTGCGCTGCATTTTTTCTTGCTGCTACTAATAGTTTAAAGCTAGTAGAATATTCAGATGTATTTGACTGAATAACTCCAGGAGAGAACGGCGGAATCTCAACTGGAATAGTTGCAGGAAAAGCAATATTAAATGGTTTCTTAACTTTTTCTACTGCACCAGTTTCTGGATTCTTTTGTTCTACTTCTTGTAATTCTACCTTTGGAATATTTTCACAGATAGCAGCTTGTGGATCATCTTGGAAAGCTGTAATTTTATCTGCTACATCTGATCCAAGTGAGCTATAATCACCGGCAAGGATCTGACTAATATTAGGTGGGGTTTCACCTGCCTCAGTTGCTTCATCAATCTTAGTCTGAATAGAACTGAGATCGCCACTTAGCACTGCATTTAGGTCTACACCAGTTTCCTTTTTTAGGAAAGATGAGGTTGCGTCGAATGAAGGTGGGAATTTACCAAGACCCATTTCCTCGAGCTTTTCATCCATCTCAGCCCAAGCTTCACCGAACTTCTCTTTCATCTCTTTATAGTCTGCTTCAAATGCAGTACCATCAGTTGCACCTTGCAACTTATCAATGAAATCTTGCAGCGTAGGATTCTCTGGAATCTCGGGTTTGAATTCATCTAGCTTAGCAACAGCTTCATCAAATTTAGATTGTAGATCACCAAGAGCACCGGAACCTTGTTCCATGAGCCCTTTCATATCATCCTTTAATCCTTTGAGTCCGTCTAGTGCTTCGTTATTACCACAACCTGCCATAACTTATTCCTAATTCAGATCGATACGAGCTGCATCGACATCGAGATTACCCGTAATAGTTGTTGTTTGATTACCACCAAATGTTTCATTCACATTCGATGGAGTCTCTGTTGTAATATTACCAGATGCTGTTACATTCAATGGACCTAGTGTAGTTTCACTCGTACCTAATGCAGAGAACAATGTCATTTTACTGAATGTAGTAACATCATAGTTACCTGTAATTGTATTTTCGTAATCAGCTTCAACAGTAGTAAACTTATTATTCATAATAGTAGAAACTGAATCATTCATTACTGTGAGATTATCGTTATTACCAATATTAAATGATCTATCTTTACCGATCTCACATTCCCAGTTATTATTAACTTTTTGCTGAATAGACCCTTTGACATTCACTGTCATATCTTTTTCTATTTCTAAATGGTAATTACCTTGTACTAGCGTTCTCATATCACCTGTTACAGTAACATTGAGATTGCCTTTGACAAACATATTCTTACCTTCAAGAACCATCTCGTAATCTTTACCAACGATCTTTAATGAACGTGTGCCATCATCATAGATCTCTTCATATGAACCTGCTGGGTGATAACGATGATAACGTACATTACCTTCGGTGTCATCAAACTCTTGAATATGTCCAGATTCTGATTCAAATACATGGTTATCCGGATATGCTGGTCTATGTTCGTTAGATGCTTCTACTTCACTCCATGGATAATCGGCATAATATGCATCGGCTTTATCCTCGACAATAGTCGTTACCTTTGGAGGATGCGCAACCTGTATATCTTCTATTCTATTTGCAGTTTTTCCTACAAAGTGTTTTGTAGAAGTGAATTTATTTTGTCGCGCGCTGCGTGATAGATCTGATTCATTCTGCCATCTTGGATATTCATTGTTTGGATCAGAGAAACCTACATTAGGCGATCTTTTTTCTGATGGATAACCTGGAATAGATCCAATAACAACTGGATCTTGTAGCATCTCATCATTAAATAATACAACAACCCATGATCCTTCAACAAGAAATGGTGTTTGACCTACACCTGAAGCAGATGGAGATGTAGTCGGTGTCATTACAGTTGCCCATGGTAATGAAGCCGTAGGAATTTCTTGTAGATTAGGCGAGTGAATACCTGCGATACGTACACGCACACGACCCATTTTCTTTGGATCTAATCTATCTTCTACTACGCCATAATACATCATACTACTTCAACCTCATAATTTATTCCAGCTCGCATTGCTTCAACATTAATTTTATATTCTTTTGGTTTAATTGTGTGTTGAATTGCACTACACAAATATGTACCTGAATTAATTGGATCTCTATCATCCTTTACATCTAGATTAGGTTTCATTCGTTTAAAGTTTAAATCAATTAAAATACCAGGTCTAATATTAGGATGCGTATCTGCAGTTAATTGTATAATATTATTATTCATACGTGCTTTATATGCAGAGCTATTATATTTCTGGCCAGAATCATTATTATATAAATTACCAACAGTTGTATTATATGCTCTATTATTTGTTTTATAGAATCTGTTATTAGATTTGTACATTTCCGAGAATTTTAATTCATTAAATTTATATTTTGTAGATGAATAACGATTCTCTGTTAATGACAAACCATCTTCTTTATCAGAATAATCGAATACTGATTCTGTAAATGTTTTATTAGATATATCGAATGTTGTAATACCTGAAGCAAAATTACCAGATTTAATATTATTAAATGTAGGATAGCCGCGTTTAATTACTGCATCAACCATTGCTGATTGCTTAGTGTTCATCTGACGCATTGCTTCACCAGTTTCATCATTGTTTACTGGATTGATATTCTTTAATTTAATTGCAGTATCTTGGAACATCATATCTCCAAGTGATTGTAGTCTTACTTTACCATCTAGTACTGATTCCCATAGAAACAACGGCGTACCGTCATTACTATATGTGTATTTTAACACATTAGTTATTGCGTTGTATGGTTTAATATATGGGAATACGATATTATGCGCAGATCCACCTTCAGATAATACTTCAATGTCTTCT